TTGAGCATATCTATAGCAGTAATATGTTCAAATCTAGTATCTGTTTCTAAAGTCACCATCATATGTGTAACAAGGACATTAATGGTGTCTTCTGGCAAATCCTTTTGGGGAATTTCCATATTATATGGTACCATATAAATTGATAGCTTATCTGTTTGCAGAAATGAGTCTGTCTTAATTCTTTTGGCTTTTAACATAACCATAAAAGAAGACTCATCTAAGTGACTCATGTTGTGAAAAGGAATTTCGTGATTTCCTGGAATAGACAAAAAATGCTCTGGCAAATTATCCATAGCAAAACATTCTGTAGATGGTGAAGCCTTCCAGCCATTAAACACATCACCAGAATCAATTACAGGAACATTTAGAAGCAACTGTATATTTCTTATCTGCGAAAGTTTAGAAGCCATAGCAGCCTTATAATCATCTATTCTCTGTGCAGGATTGCTGCTTCTCAGGTGCATATCTGCTGTAGTTATAAATAATGGTCTCTTGCTCATGCAATTTCCTTTCCACAAACAGGACATCTGTCTCCAATCAAGTCTTTTAACTCTTTAGAGACAGATAGCAGCTCTTTTTCTGAAGTAGAAATACACTCACTTGTAGTTTTCAAATTATCCTCTATTTCTATTATACCCATCAGAGCTGATTTTTTCTCAGAAAGATTCTTTTTTCTGTCTTTTATTTTAGTGAATTTGTCATTAATTGAAGAGAGATCTGTGTATTTTTCAAGCAACTCTTTTGTAATATGAATTTCCTTTTGAGTAATTAAACATTCAGCAGCACAGAGAGACAGAGAGCGTAGAAGCTCTACTTTAGAATTTAGACTGTCTTGCTTAATCGATATATCAGAAATTGGTCTTAACTTACTTAACAGATATGAAGAATCATTTATGCTGCTGATATTAGATTCTGCTAAAGAGGCTGTGTATGAAATTACTGCAAGGTCTTTCTTTTTCTCTGCTACACAGTCTGACATATGAATAAGTCCATCAGCAGAGACTCTTATTTTATTAATACCAGAAAGTCTTTCTATAGTCTCTTCATACTCTGAAAGCTTCTCTGTTTTCTCATTTATCTCTGTAGAATTTTTAATTTTCATTCCATTAAGATTAGTCATAGTCGTATCTATAAGATCTAGATTTGCCACTTCATTTAATGTCCTCTGAATCTCTGGTCCTGATTTACTTACTAAGAATGGCATATCATGCTGTCTTTGGAGATTGATCTCGTTGAAGTTTATCAGTTTCTTAATAGGTTCTGGCACATCTTTATTGAATGCCTTGTAGATTTCCTTGTCTGCAGAATATGAATTCTCTTTATCACTTTTGAATCTAGTCACAGAGATATCATCTAGAACTAACTCTACAGAAGTATCTCCTCCCCAAAACGATCTGAAATTATCTCCTTGAGGTTTATTATCAGCAACCCATCTTAAAGCCCTTGTGATTGCTGTTTTGCCAGAACCAGAAGTTCCTACAAAGACATTAAGTCCAGGATGCAGAACTATATCTGTAGACTTATGACTTTGGAAATTATTAATTTTTATTTCTTTAATCACTTAATCTCTCCTATAAGCTTTCTTCTACCATATTCAGCTATCAGCAATGCTTCTGCTAAGCCATCAAGCATTCTTCCTCTCGGTGTATAAAATAAATCTTTAGCAGAAGGAAACAGATTAGATGCAAGTTCAACGCTCTTTATTTTGTCTTGTTTCAATAATCCAAAATGCTTCTTCCATACTTGTGCACGAATCTCGCTGTATGGAATTGCTTTTAGTTCTAAAGCAGAAATCAATTTTCCATAACCAATTCCGCAAGTAAATGTAGAAGTTGTGCTCTGCATAGGCATACAGAATGCTCGTTCAATAAAACAGAATGCTTGATATGGATCTTCAAACAATCTAAGAGCACAGACATCAATTTCTTTCTCTGTATCTAATGGCATTCTAGATAAAGCAACCCATTTGCCATCTCTATCAATTACTGCTATTCCGCCATCTTTTCCAGGATCTATTCCTATAATGAAATCAATCATCTTTGCTCCAAATTAAAAACCTTGTGGGAGTTTACAATCCTCCCACAAGTCACCTACAGCACCGCAGAGAGTGTATGTAGGTCAGCTACAAGACATAAAACCATCTCCAACGACCCCGAAAAAGATGGTTGTTCACCATTTTGACTTTCTCTTAGATGTTACTTTCTCTTCGATATCATTCCATTTTTTAATTACTCTTTTTGCCAACTCATCTTCAAGGCTTTCTTTCTCGATATGAGCTATTAATTCTTTCACAGAATACTGTTTTCCATCCCACTCAACATCGCTTTTCTTGTCTTTAGATTTTCCAAGATCAGTCAATAGATCATACAAGAAATTGATGTTGCTAGTGATATTATCTACGCCATAGTCAAACAGCACATCAATATAACAAGTCCTGAATGGCTTTCCAACTTTATTCTTTGTATTCTTTACTTTCAATCGTACGCCATATGTCCTGTCGAATTTTTCCATCTTTTCAGCAACAGCAAGCCATACAATCTGTGAAGCATAAAAGTCTAAAGCTTTCCCACCAGCTCTGCGAAACTTTGGCCCATACATCACACCGATGTTCTCTCTGACTTGACTAATAATAATCAGAATCATGTTTTTCTCTTTGATCGGATTATTAAGAGTCCTCAGATTAGAGCCTAATTTCTTTGGCTTAGATCCACCAAAAGTTCCTTTAGTGTATTCTTTTCCTCTTCTGATTGTGGCAATTCTTTCTTCATTCTGCTCAATTTCTTCTGAATCAGATAATGCATCTAGAGAGTCTAACACATAGATAGGAACTTTCTTTTTAGGAGTATCCATCAGCTCTCTGTCCATCTGCTCAAGCCATTTCTCCATAGTAGTAGAGTTGTCTTGGTCTTCTCTGATTGGCTCAAATCCATACATCTTTTTGCAATCAAAAGAGAATCCACTTTCTGCATCATCATAGAATACAGAGAATTTGTCTTTCAGAAATTTTCTAGCAGAAGAAAGAAATTCAAGAGTCAATAGAGTTTTACCAGTAGAATTGTCTCCTACAACATTCACGATCTTGCCTTGGGCATATCCACCACCAAGCACAAGATCATAAAGTGTAATGCCAGTAGGAATAAACTCTACCGCCTCATTCTGACAAATCTCATTAGATCCTTCTTGAATACTTTCAGCTACATCTTCAGCATCTTCTACGACATTCTGAATCTGCGTTTTAATAGGTTTCTTTAGAATCTTTTTCTTATCCTTTGCCATAATGTAAATCTCCATCTGTAACTTTAGAAAGATAGGCAGAGTTTACTTTCCATCTGCCACCAATTTTCTTTCCGATCTTTAATTGAAAACACCAGTTCCTGATTGTTGCAGGAGTCACAGAAGCAATTTCTGCTGCTTGCTCTACAGTAAGAAATTCGATTTTATCTTCTTTCTTTTTTGCCATAGATTATTCCTCATCTGCTGCATTAGCACAGGCCTTGTACACTTCACAGTCTTCACAATCTTCTGTAGTGTCGATGTCTTTTCCGATCTTATGTCCATGAGGACACTTTGTTACTCTGTCTGAATCTTCTTTTACTGATTTCTTCAGAAGTGTTTTCTTTTTAGGAGCTTCTTCTGGCTCTTCTTCAACAGCATGCTTCTTAGCTAGAGTTGTCTTCTTGACTGGTGCTTCTTCATGTTCTCTGCTTGATGGTAGCATGTCATCATCTTCAGGAACTGCTTCTTCGCCATCAGAGAAAATGATATCCTTCAATTCACTATAAGATTTTACAACCAGAAGAGAATCAAGAGGAATTGTATCTTGCAGAATAGCTTCATCATAATCTTCTTTTCGCTTAGCAAATCTGAAGTCTTTGAACTTCTTGAACTTTGCTTTGCCAAACACTTCATCAGTTGCTCTGAACTTTACAGAGTATCCACCTTCAAGTGCAGCATAAGGAACAGGACGCTCTACAACAGAGGAATCATCATCCTCATCAGGATTCATAGAAGCATCACACAATTCTTTTTCGAAGAAGAACCACTGGACATCAAAAAGCTTCAAAGCTTCTTCTTCAGCCAATTTATCAACAACCCAATAAGCTGCATATTTCTTTGGCTTTAGAGAAGCAGCAAGTTCTTCTTGGCCATCTGCAATAAGCTTGTCACGCTCTTCGCAAACAGGACAAGGCTTTCCGAATGTAGATTTAGGGCACACAACAGTTGTTCGCTGTGTTGGTCCAAGTCCTTTGTGTTTGTAATATACAAGCACATACTCAGGATCTCCCTTAGCAATACCAGCAGGATGTTTGTCTGTTCCTGCAAGATAAGGAATGATGTCAATCTTATTTTTGCCAGTTTCTGGAGCAAAGAACTCAGTCTCCCCAAGCATTTCAAGATCAAACACATTAGGTTTGAATCCTTTTGCAGCTTCTGCTGCATTGTTCTGCTGTCTCTTCTTCAGCTTATCGTCATATTTTCCCATTTCACACTTCTCCTTTTAGTGAATTTTTAAGATTCTCTTGCTGTCTACGATGAGCAAAAGAAGTTTGGATATCAGAATTATTTTTCTTACCAGCGTCTGGTTCTGAATAATAACTTTTAGTGAAAAGGAAAACAAGATTTTCTAGAGCAGATTTCCTCATACTGAATGCGGCTTCAATTTTTTGTAGCAGCTTATAATTATATTCTGCTTTGATGATCTCCTCTTTAATAGATATGATTTCATCATTAGTCTCAACCATACTTTTGATAGAAGTATCTGTTGATTTAAGACCACTCTTTTCAGCTTCTGCTTTCAATGAAGAATATTTGCTTGAATATTTCACATCCAGAAGAAGTTTCTTTTCTTCTAGAATCTTGTATGCTTCTGTAGAAAGCTCTGCATATTTTAGATACAGACACGGCTGATTCACCCATTCCTTATCAAGATTAAACTTGTCAATTTCAAGCTCTGTCTTAAAATCAATCATCTTTGTTACTCCTTATCAGATATTATACCCAGAGATCATCAATTTTATCCCACATTTTCATCTTTTTCATACCAATTTCCATCTACTTTATAGATATCCATCTTGATTTTTAACGGTACAATCAGAAATTTCCATTCTTTTCTCAGATCTTCACACATAATTCTTTGCACTAAGGCTTTTAATTGTTCACTTTCTGATGGTTCTACTTCAAAAATAATAGCATCATGAATTTGTCCACAGATTCTAGATTTCATTTTTAATCTTTTTAATTCTTTATGGATATGAATCAAAGACCATAATAGACACAGAAATGCCACTCCCTGAATAGGATAGTTTAAAAGTTCATTTTTACGCATCGATCCTTTATATCTAAAATTAAGTAGATTCTTTATATATCCATGGGAGTAGTAGTACTCTATTACTTTCTCTTTCCATGCTTTGTACACTTTGAAACGTTTATTCCAGAAGACATCTTCAATATTTTTGATATGTTCTACAAATTCTTCATATGATCCAATCCCACTAATATTAAGATGCTGCTTATCTTCTTTTGTCAAAGCGTTCCACAGATTATTTGCACACGATTCATACCAGTCACCATAGAACTCTGGAAAAATAAAATTGGATTTCGTGTTTGTACGTAGTTCTTTTGGTAGTGTCTCTTTGGAATAGAAGAATATCTCTGATCCTACATCTCTATGCATGTCAGTCGTTTCATCTTCTATGTATTTTAACATTGTAGGATCTTTATGATAACAAGCACTGATTATAACTTCAATTCCAGAATAGTCAGCTTCTAAAAAGTATTTTCCTTTAGCAGGGATAATACATTCTCGAATTAATTTTTGTGCATCATTATCATGTTTAGGAATGTTCTGAAAATTGGGTTCTATACTAGATGATCTATATGTTCTTACCATATGTAGTGGAAACTGTGGATGTATTCTACCATTTGTAGAACATTCTAAAATGTTAGATAAAAACGTTCCCTCTATTTTTTCATATTTACGGTATTCTAAAATAAGGTTTGCAACTTCATTATTTAATGATTTTAGACTCTCTGCATCTGTAGAATTATTTCCTGTCTTCGTTTTAATGTTAGTATGTAATCGTAAACTAGTAAAGAATAGTGCTCCCAATTGTTTTGGAGAATTTAAGTTTAATTCCCCAAATTTATTTTCATATTTTATAACGTCTTTATGTGAACGTATTTTAGTCATGATAGTATTTTTAATATGTTGGCAATGCTCTTTATTAATGTTGATCTTGTTTTCATCAATACATATGCCAGTATTTTCGACTTCTGACAATACTAAATCACCTTCCATAAGCAATTGGAGACAGGAATATTGTTTAGACAACAATTCATCTTGCTGGTCTTCAAACATTTTAAATGTATATAATACATCTTTACCACAATATAACATTAGACTGTTTCTATTTACACTTTCTAACTTATTAATTCCTGTATTTCCAACGGATTTCTTTTCCTTCTTAAATTCACTATCGTAATCTGGAATGCCATATCGTACAAACGCTTGAAACTTTAAATCACATGTTTTTGGTTCATTATTAATAATATGTTGTGATTCCATAGTATCCCAGAACCAATTAATGACTGAAAATTTGAACTGATGTTTTGTCCAAGAATGTTCAAATTTATTGTTATGTGCAATCTTTTTAATCTCATTATTCTGCAATAACAGTCGTAATAATTTTATATTTTCTTTTGTAAATACTGTGTGATTAAATACATATATATTACCTAATGATGTTCCTAGCCCTAAACACAACACTTTAGTTTTATCAGATAACCATGGATGCAAAGAATTTGTTTCATAGTCCATAACAATGTATTCTGGATCTTTATCTATAAGCATCTGCAATATATTTGCAGTTTCTTCAATGTCATGAACTAATTTTATCGTGTCTTCATGTTCTGTAAAATCATAGATCTTTCTTGTTAGTTGTAGATAAGTAAGAATCTTCTTTTTCAATTCTTTAATGACTACCCATTCTCGTTTTGGCCCTACTTTTGGAATACATGATAATAGAGGAATAGTCAGTACATATCGATTATAGCGTAAATCTGGAATATTTTTTTCATACATTGCAGGAGTAAATGAAATTTCTACATCTTCAAATATTTTCTTGAATGCATCCATACCAATACATAGAATGTGCTTATTGTCATCATTGATGATGTCTGTCTTCTCAAATGGTATAATTTTGCATTTAACATCTGGTAATATTTCAGTGATATAAGTATAAAACAATTTATTATTATCTTTCTGTGCAATGTAAATATGAAGCATATTACTCCTAGAAATCTGGACAATATTAAATTGCAGTAGTGTCTGGCAACCAATTTTTACCTTTGGCAGCAGTAATATTAAATTTTTCCCATAACTTTTCATCTTTAAAGTAAAAATGCCCTGTGCCTTTATAATAAGCACTAATTTCAAAAAACTTAGACTCTTGCTTGACACCTGAAAATTTGCCTGCCCCAATCAATTGTTTAAATGCCTGATCCAATAAATTTTTAGGGGCATCTTGGTTGGAGGTATAATCCGCAGCCTGCAATTTTTCAAAATCATCTCCAGAAAGAAAACACATGGCACGATCAATATCATCAAGCCTCTGAATGTTATAATTTTTACTATACCAAGTATAGCCACCACCTTTATTACAAGTCACAATATGTGGAAGAATTATACGCCGATTAATTTTCCATGCTTTGTTAGACTTCCAGCCTTCTACATGTATAGAATTTTTTTCATGGTAGCTGGTCATTAAATCAAAAGCATCCACTACACATTGGTTTAAAATATTTCCCTTGGACATAATAAGATTATAAATAAAACTTTCCACATTTTCTCTAGTAAACTCAAACTTAGACTGTTTGGCAGTATCCTTTTTAAAATTATCTCTAACTCTTTGTGTAGCAAAAGAAGCAATTGTGGAGGCACTAAAAATTGACTCCCATGCAGAAAGTCTCACATTATCAAAAAAATAATTCCATGCCTCTTTAGGACATTTTTGGAGTGCCTCTACTAAATAGTTTCTTTCAGAATATCTATCAGTTCCAAAAGGTTTCCCAACAACATTGTCATGAGAGTCTAATTTTCCAAGTACTTCAGCGTAGGCTTTAATTTTTGAAAATAGTCTGTAAATATCCACAAACCCATTTTGTAATCCTTTGTATGCAGAGAGCATATTTTCCAATCTATCCCTAATTGCAAGTTCCATAGGCCTATCATTTATTTCAACATTGTTTGCAAGTTTTAAATTATCTGTAAGCCCTTCAAATTCTTTAAATTCATATGATTTTTTCAATCTTACAATGGCAATCTCTACTCCTGTCTTTCTTTCTGCTGTGATAAAAGCATTTGCTTTATAACTGTAGGTACCATTTTTTTCTATGATGTCAAGTAATAACCTTCTTTTTCCTGTATAGGGATTTTTTAATGTCTCAGCATTAAGTATACATACAATCTGCCCATCTTTCATAATCTCCCATGCATGTAATAAATGCTCATCCCCATTTTGAAATGGTGGATTCATAATTATATAATCATAAAATGTATTAGTATTAAATTTTAAGAAGTCATTATGCACCACGTTATGTCCCTTTCCATAAAGTGTTGCTAGTAAATCAGGATCATTTTCAATACAATCGATATTATCTACATGGCGCGGTTCTCGATATCCAGCAACATATTGTTCAATGTAATCTACAATGTTACCCTTTCCAGCAGATGGTTCTAATATTCTTTTTTCTTTTAGATCTTCTTTTGGAATATCTTTGAGCATTTCTTTTATTAAACTTTTAGGTGTTGGATAGAAGTCTTTATTAAGCATCTGAAACCTTTATAGGCATAATTACAGCATACACTTTTGGAAGTGTGGTATCTAAACTTTCAAATACAACTGCACTAGTGTTTTCTGAAAAATATGCCCTCCATACATCAGCATAGGTTACTAACTCTTTTAGATATAAATCGTTGAATACAAATTTGTTCTTCGAAAGTGGATATATGAAATCACATATCCCATTATTTTTATAATAACTCAATAGTACTTTAGAAGTTGCATCTGTAATTTCAGGTATTACCCTCCTGAAATTAGGGAAATGGCAATCATAGAATTTACATACTGTATCGTTTTTAGATACTGAAACCCTCGCAGCACCAAATTTTGAAATGTTAAATTCCTCTCCTAGATATATGTGCAGCCTTCTTCCATCTGTAGCGACAGCATATGTATCTTGGAATAGTACCCCCTCTAAAAATTCACGCATTTCTTTTTTATCAGAAGTTGCGGAGTTAACAAATTTTAATACTTTCAAAGAATTGTGATGCGTGGGCATTGCGCACATACCATCAACCACTGTAGTGGTAATTTCACACGTAGAATTTCTCAAATTCATTAAGTCTTCAATCATCCATGTACCTCCAGATACAATGTATAATAGTCGTAAAAAATACTTTTTTCCCATATCTCAACAGCATTAGGAAAATCTCTTTTAGCTTCCCATTCTGCCAGCTTCTTAATTGCTCTGCAAAGTTCAAACCAACTATCATAATGACTTTCACAATTCTTCTCGTGAAATAATGTATACTTGTCTTGAAAGAATTTCTTTCTAATCTCTATTTGAGACTCTTTAATCTCAACATCTACACATTCTATCGAAAGTTCATGGATAACAGATGCTGGAGACCTAACAAATACTTTCTTGCCTCCTGCCATATATTATACCCTCCAGCAACCAATTTTTCTAAGATTTTTTCTGATATTTTTCAGTATAATCTTCAATCTTGTCTTTATATAAAGCATCTAGAAAAGGCTTTCCGATGTTCAAGGATTGCAGAACAACCACCTCTGTATCATCAAAGAACCCATTTCTTTCTGCTATCATCTGCATTCTCATAGCACCTATTTTCTTTTCAGAGAATGTTTGGTTTAGAGAGATCATTTTTCCTACATGATTGATCTTTCTATTGTCATCAGATAAGTCATTCTGTTTGATGTTTCTTTCGAATGTTTGCTTGTTGCTGTGTGTAGCTGTAATGACAGAGCAATTTTTCATTTGCGCTAATGCCCGTAATCTTTTCCAAACAAGATCTATTTGGTCTCTTCTATCGCCTTTTTGAGATTCAGGAGCGATAAGATCAGCATAGTCTATGATTATGAAATCAGGCAACCATCCACTTTTTACTTCTAACAATTCAATATCAGAGAATATTTTTTTATAGTCCGCAGAGTATGCAGGATAGCAGCAGATTCTTAAATCTCCACCACCAATCTGAGGCAAGAAAGCCTTCAATTTCCTGTCATACAGATGCAATTTTAATCCTTTTCCTTTTTCTATTTTAGAATTATCTATCTCATACATATCACCATTTTTAACAAATCGTGGATACATATATTCTTCTTCTTTTGCAGTTTCACTAAAAAGATTCTGTGTTACTCTTTTGATGATACTTCTTGCATTCATTTCTAGAGATATAAAAAGAACTTTGTACTTTCTCATCAGAGCTTGTATTGCAGTTTCTATAAGTATCCATGTATTATGTACACAAATATCATTAGCAATGAAGTTATGATAAACGGGAATTGTTAAATCATACGTCTGTTCTTTTCCCACATATTCTATTTTTAGAATTTTATCCC